CGCTTCCAGTATTGGGGCTGGAAGTTCAACCCCGCCCGTTTCAGCATCTCGTCCCGCTCGGCCTGCTTGACATTGACGTCTTCTTCCTCAAACAGCTCGAAGGTCGGGGATGGTGCCTGCTCGCCGTCGTACAGGTCCGTGATCCAGCGCAGCATCTGGTTGACCGTGGCCGCGGACAGCTTCGCGTCGCCATCCCGAATGGTGCCAGTCACCTCAAGCCCCGCCGTTGCGCTGGCCTTGTTCGCATTGGCCTCTGTGCTCTGGTTCTGGCCCAGCAGAGCAATGTTTATCTCCGAGCGGCAGTACATCAACAGGCGCTCGTAAAGATCCGCACTCGCACCTTTGTCGCTCGCCTCCAGGATGTCAATGCTGGAGTCGTCGGGGATGGCCGCCACAGCGTCCTGGATCATCGCCTCCAGCTTGTCGAGCAGCTTGTCTACCTCCGGGCCCGGCGTGCCGCGCGGCTGCTTTCCCACCAGCCAGGGCGTGCCGTATTTCTCGGTGAAGGTCACCCAGAACTTGAGGCCACCCCGCATGAAGGTATCCGCCCAAAAGCACATGGACAGGTCAGCGAAGCCGTAGGGATTGGCATAGCTCGCCTCTTGCCGAGCAAGCAGGAACTTGCGGGGCTCCAGCTCTTCACCATGCAAGGGCTGCTGGCGGCTGCGAAACCGCAACTGGGCGTTGTTGTCGAAAGTGAACCACTCTTGCGGCTTACCGATCACCTCCAGGGGCGCCATCGCACCGTTGAAGTTGCCCCACATCAGCTCCAAGGGCTGGTAGCCGAACAGCACCGCATCGGTGATCTCATTGATCAACCTGTCCATGTCATAGGTCGCCAGCACGTCGGTGCACAGGCGCGTGACGCGGGCGCTGGCCTTGCCCCGTTCCACCCTCCATTCCAGCCCCTTGACGGCGGCTTTGCGTCGACGAATGGGGCCACCGATAGACGCGCGGCTGCGCATATCGCGATAAACGCTGATGTCCTTGCCCTGGCGCTTCAAGATCGGGTCGGGGTTCGGAAGGATGAACCCAAACGCCATGTCCATGCTGCGATCACGCGTGGCGATCTCTTCAGACAGGCTGCTGCGCTTGCGTGTCTCCGCAAACGAAACGAACTCGGTGGGGGAAACGTAGATACCTCGGGACATGATGCTCAGTAGCCTTCTAGGGATAGCGCGCTGCGGCGCGGGCGGCTGGCGGCGTGTACCGGGCCAAAATTCATGCGCGTGGCAGCGTGCGCATAGACACAGGCCATTGCGTTGTCGCCGTGGCCACCGTCTGCGGTCTTGCCTTCAGGCATGCGCGGTACGCCCCGCACCAGGCGAATAGCCCGGTGCGACTGCAGCAGGCCGTCGTGTTTGGGCACTTCAATCGTGTCGTCTTCAAACGCGGCCTTGTAGGGGGGCATGTTGTCGCGGTACCAGCCCTCCGTGGGCATCAAGCGCTGCACCATCGCCCCGTATTTGTCGAATGCGGCCTCGCCGATGTAGCTGCCATTTCCCCGGCTGTCGATCACGATGCCGCTCAACCGTGGCAACGCCTCAGTAATGGTGAAAAGCACCTGCAGCTGCTCGTTGTAGGGCACGTTCTTGAGCTCGACCAGGAACGGGATGCGCACCCGCAGATTGCTCGCGATGGCAGCCGGTGCAATGCATGACAAGTCGCCGCTGCGCCCAAAGTCCATGCCCAGGGCGTGACGCTCTTCGGGAGAAAACAAGGCCAGCAGCGGCTTCAGGTGCTCATTGATCCAGTCCTGCATTTCGCGCTGGCGCAGGTCGGGCCGTGCATTGTTGAAGTCGATGCTGCCCGTGAAGCGAATCACGGGCGCCTCTCTCATGCGCGCTTCAATCAGAGCCCGACTCAACCAGGAACCGCCCCCTTTGGACGGAATGCAGAACAGCTCCTCGTCCTCATTGGGCTTGTAGCGGTTGATCATGGTCTGGCGCCACTCCACCTCGCGCTCTCTTGACCACTCTTGCCCGGTCACCGCACAGATCTTCTTGTAGAGCCCGTCGCGCAGCGCATCGTCCAGGTCGACCCGGTGCAGGCTGTACGGGTACTTGCCCGCCCGCACATCGTTGATCAGCTCATTGAACGGGTTGTCGTCGCCGTCATGCGTGCTGATGATGCGGATCTGGCCACCCCACATCGTCATGGCCATGGCCGCTTTCAGCACTTCCCTGATGTCGTCCAGGAACGCGCCTTCATCAACCACCAGGCGCTCACCAGGCCGCCCCTTGGAGCGCAGGTTGCGCGGGCTGCTGGTGAAAGCCTGGATCATGTGGCCGCTGTCGAACTTGATGGTGTAGGTGAGGATCTGTTTGTCCTCCTCCTCGATCACCGACTCTTCGATTTGGCCCGCAGCAGCATTGAAGGCTCGCGCCCAGGTTGCGCAATCCTGAATAAAGCCCGAAGTCATCTCCTTGTTGTAGGAGATGTAGTAGACATTGGCCCCCTCGGCGCTGGCTGCATACAGCACATCGTCGGCCGCTTCTGCATAGCTGATGCCAATGCGCCGCGACTTCTCCATGATCTTGACCTGCGACTTGTCTGCAATCCAGTCCACCTGGTATTGCATCAAGATGCGCGCGGCCTGGGCCACCTGCGTTTGCTGCATCACAGCTGACCCATGATGGCGGTGCGCAGCGCATCAACGCCAGCAGCAGAGAGACCATGCTGACGGCCCGTTTCGCTCGCCTGCTGGGCTGCGTCTTCCAATGCCTTCTTGCGCGCTGTTTCTTCGATTTCCTTGCGCACGGCCAGGCTGAACTTCTTCTGGGTGACGGACGCCTTGCCGATCTCCGCAGCGTTCTTGAACAGCTTGTTGACATCCACATCCTTGGCGTCGATCTCCAAGTCCATGAGCAGCGTGAAAATCTTCTCCTGCGTCATCCGCACCACGGCCGAACCGAGCTTGTCTTCGTCGTCTGGCGCGGCATCCACCAGCGCACGCGCCTGCTCGCTGGCCATTTTGAGCTGCGCCATGCGCTGCTCAAAGGGCGAGCCGTACCGCTGCAGGGCCGACTTGGAAACCTCTGCTCCGCGTTCCTTCAGGTCGGCAGCGAGCTGCACATAGTCGCCAAAGCCACGCCGCACCAGTTCGGAATCCAGCCATTCCTTCAGCTCGGGGGGGAGCGAATGCACCTTGCTACGTGGAGCCATGGCTACGCCTGCGTGATCTTGGGCCGCGACACACCTGGCTGTGCGTCGATGTTGTACTCGACGAAGTCGATGCCCGTCCGCGTTAAATCGACCATCCAGCGATCCATCGGATCTTTGCTGATACGCACCATTTCGCGCTCTTCCAGGTAGTCAAGGTTCACCCGCACTTCCTGGTGTGTTGCGTCCGGGTACACCGCGCGAACGATCGCCACAAGCGGCTCGGTGTAAATGCCCGCTGGGCGGCTCAGGTTGACCGCTGAGAGCAGATGCCAGCGCATGTCCTCGCGGCGCGTTTTGGCCATGTCGATCATTACCGTCCCCCCATCAATTGATTGAGCGCGCGTTCCATACGCAGCGCGAAGTTGTCGATGCGCGTCTCCACGCTGCCCATGTGGCGTACAAAGTCATCGCGCCTCACATAGTCCCGCGCCAAATCAACCTGGTGTTTGTGAAACTCGCGCTCAAGCTGGGCCGTGGCATCCGCATTGCGTTCCTGAGACTTCGCAACGGCTTCCATCGCATTGGTCAACGCGTCGAAGCGGTCATTCAGCCGTCTTTCCTGCTGCACGTTCACCAACTTGAACAGCGCCCACATCGCTGCGATCACAAGGGCCACCAAAGTGATGACGTTCCCCAGCGTCACCTCAAAGACCATTACTCGTCTCCCGTGAGGCGTCGGCCGCAGTCCCGCCTGCGCGGCACACAGTGCGTGCGAAGTCTTGGAGCCCAATCACCTGGTCTCGGAGTCCGTCAGCCTCCGATGCCAGCTCTTGATACGCTCCTGCGCTCTCTCCAAATAGCTCTCGGGCTGTGGTGGCTTCGCGAGCGCAGGCGGTAAGTCCGGCGTCTCCTGGCGGGTAGGGATTGGCGCGGCTGTTGAGCTCGGTAATTTGGGCGCGCAGCTCACGCACAGCAGTAGTAGCGGCAGCGTCACGAGCGCGGCGCGCAGCCTCACGTTTCGCGTCTTCATGGGCGGTCCTTTCGGCGTTGCGGAATTTCGTTACGTTGTCGCGCGCAGTGGCGTCGTTGCGTGCGTGCTCCTGGGCGTCCCATGCAGCTTGCACGCGGGCAGAGCCGCGCACATCGCCTTTGGTGACAAGGTGGGATTCCCATGCCTTCACACCCACGATGGCGGCGCACACCAGCACGCCATAGGCGATCAGCCGCGCGCTCATGGCGTGGGCTCACCAAGGCACATTGCGCGCAGCTTCTGGCGGTCAGCCCACACGCCCCGGCAAGTGCGGTTGTCGGGGTGGCTGCAGCGGTCCTGCGGCTTGTTCACGGGGCCTGCTCTGTCGTAGAGCAGGATGGCATCGCATGCGCCGGGGTAGTCGCCTGCCTGCAGCCGCCGCACGATGGTGCTGGGGCCGGTGCGGTCATTGTTTTTGCACACGGGCGCGGTGCCTGTGTTGTAGCCCAGGCCCACGTAGGCATCCCACTCGCGCTGGAAGAGCTTCACATCGCCGAAGCAACGCTTTAGGGCGATTTCCTTCTCAGACGCATCGGCACGCAGGCGTATCAGGGCGCGCACGGGTGGCAGCGTGCTGCCCATCTTCACGTCAGGGCCAGTCGTGCCAAACCCAGCCGTTGGCACCTTGGTGCCGTGAACAGGGTCGGGGTAGGCTTGCTCGCTATAGCCCTCGCGCTGGGCAATGTAGACAAGCCCTGTGGCAGAGAGCGCCAGGGCTGCTATCGCGATACGGGATGATTCCATGCACGGCAGGATGCCGCGCGCGCGCGAAACGCGAAAAGAAAGCGCTTGAAAAACGGCCTTTGGCTGATACAGCCAAAATGCCGTCTACTCAGGCATCAGCAGCGGGGCACGGCGCTCATTGCTTGGCCTGCAGTTCACGCAGCTCTTTTTCGAGGCTCTCCAGATTCCCCTGGAGCTCACGAGTTTTGGCTTCGCAAATAGTGGCGGCGGCCTGCATCTCTGTTGAGATGGATTGCAACCAGGTGGCGCCTGCGAGATTGTTGTTCGCGCGGCTCTTTTGAGATGAGAGCTCACGCTGTTTGGAGTCGCAAGCGTTGCGATGGGCCTGCAGCGCAGCGCGGGCGTCGGGAACTCCACGGTTCTCAAGGAACGTTCTGCGCTGCCAGCTCTCGCCAAATGCGCCTTCCTTTTTCTGAGGCGCCGCCGCTGTAGCACCGGCAGGCGCTACCGCCGCCGTGCCTGCAGGTGCCGCAGCAGTGGGAGTTGGGGCAACCGGTGCGTGCCCGCTTGCCGGCCTCACCACAATCTCCTCTCCCTTTCCAGCGCAAGGCGCATCCTGAAACACTGCTTTGCCATCCGGCCCAGTGCACTTGTTGATGGCCCATGCCGGGGCTGCTGCGATCAGCGCTGCAGATAGAAAAATAGCTGGTTTCATCACTGCGATTTCTCCCTGTTCCGGATGGTTTTTGCCAGGTAGGACTGTACCCGGTGCAGGTCCGAATGAGGTATGGCCTTCACCAGCTGTGTCTTGAACTCCCGCTCCATGAACCTCTTGAACCCTGCGAGTTCTCTGTCTGTGAGCTGGCTGCGCGCCTTCAGAATTTGAGACACAACCTGCTTGTGCTGATCTGCAGCCATGGTGCCAACGGGCTGCGTTTGTTTGATCGGCGCAGGTGTGGCTTTGGCCGGGTAGAAATGCTGGTGTACGACTTGCATCCCCCCCTCCACCTTGCCCACCTGAATCGCGCCGTCCCCCTGTACGTTTTGTTTTGGCAGCAGCTTGGCGATCCACGCCA